ACCAAGAAATCAAAGACCGCAAGGGTCGTTGGATTGACGGAACTTTCGTGAAAGAGGAGGATTTGTAAAATGAAAAAACTAGGTATTGTTTTAGGTGCTGTATTTGTAATCGTTGTATCGCCATTTGTGATTCAGTATGGTTGGAATGAAATCATCACAACGATTGTCCCAGTTGGTAACATTACAGTCTGGCAAGCATTAGGAATGGATGCACTACTATCTTTCATCTGGCCTGTATTATCTAGCAAAAAAGAATCTGAGTATGATTATTCGTATGCTGTGAAGAGCAGTATTTCGAAAATCATTACATGTGCATTTTTGATTTGGTTGGCTAGTTTGTTTATCTAAGGAGGATTTACCTGATGCTTGAAATAGATGGCAAAAGCTACGAAGTCCATAAAGTGAAACTCACAAAAAAGGATTTAAAAAACTTGAAAAAAGGCGAAACACTTATTTTTATCTGTAAAGAAGATAAAAAGGCTATAACTGTTAGTTTGGAGGATTTAGCATGATACCGAAGTTTTTGAAGGTGATGTCTTACATCATCAGATACAGACAGAATATACCTTTATTGTCAAATACGACAAAGACAAAGGCCGCTGGTACGGTGATGGTCTAAGTCGTACCTATCGGATTGACATCACAAAGGAATTTTTACAATACTACAAAATCATCGGCAACGTCTATGAAAATAAGGAGCTTTTGAAGGAGATGGAGGTGCAAGATGATTCCGAAATTTAGAGCGTGGGATAAGCACGGACAAAAGATGTTTGCTAATGACGAATTAATTATCTGGAATGGAAATGTCTATGCGAATGATAGCAAAAAGCTTACCTGCAACAATTTAAAAGGATGGTCGATTGATGATGAATATCTAATGCTATCAACAGGTATTAAAGATAAAGCAGGAAATGAGATATTTGAAGGAGATATTTTAATTACAAATGCTCATGCAAGTATTGTATCTTTCGGGGAATATACCTATTTTGAAGATGCTGATACAGAGGTCACAGAGGTTGGATTCTATTTATCATATCTCAATGTATCACCTGCAACTTACTCACCTTTCGAAGAATTCTTTTGGGAGAAATGTCAAGTCATAGGAAATATTCATGAAAATGAATTGGATTTGATAATGTATGAAGCTTGGAAATTCAACGAGGAGATGGAACATGAGAATAAAAACATCAAATGATTCTATCATAAACGTTGATAACGTGAAGCATAGCATCACAATCGAAGGAGTTGAGTTTGGGTCAGATTGTCGTGCTTTGGTATCAAAGCACAGAGATGGTACAGGAACAATTACTTTAGTCTTTGAAGGAAAAATTATTTAAAAAAAGGAGTAAAAACAATGTTTACACAATACGATCACGAAACAGGAAGAACTAAAATTACAAAACTTGCAAAAGGTGGCATAATTACAATTGCAGCTATTGCCTCGTTAGGGATTTTTCGGGTGACTGCTGTGAAGCGCATCCCAGCCAACACAGTCGGTGTAAAGGTTAGTGCAATTGGAGGAGTGCAAGAAAGCACCCTGCAAACAGGCTATCATCTGAAAATGCCTTTCATTGACACGGTGTATACTCTATCGACATCAGTTCAAACAAAGACGATGGAGAAAATTACAACTCAGACAAAAGATGGGCAATGGCTGAATACTAACATTGATGTAAAGTATCGAGTAAATAAGGAGAAAGCTATGACAGTTTTCTCAAATTATACGACTTTGGAAAATGTCAATGATAGTGTAGTATCTCCAGCAGTACAGCGAGCGATTGAGTCTGTTACAGGTAATTATGATATCTACGATATTCTTGGAAATAAGAGGACAGAAGTCTATGAGGCTATTGATAAAGCATTAAAAGAGAAATTTGAGTCTTATGATTTGGAGTTCGTTTCCTTTACGATAACTGATCAAGATGCAGGTGATGAGATTGAAGCTGCGATTAAGAATGAGTCAGTCAAACAAAAGGAAATTGATACAGCTAAACAAGAACAAGAAAAAGCTAAGGTTGAAGCTGACACCAAGAAAGTTCAAGCTCAAGCTGAAGCGGATGCCGGTATCATCAAAGCAGAAGGTGAAGCTAAATCAAACAAAGCGAAGTCAGACTCAATCACAGATAACCTTATCCGCATGAAGGAAGCGGAAGCCAGAGAAAAGCATGGTTGGGTTACTGTCAATGGCGCAGGCAGCGTGATCACTAATCATGAGTAAAATATTATCAATTGCGTAAAAATACATCAGGAGGTAAGGTTTGGCAATAGACATCAAAAAAAGATTGAAGGCTCTGCCTTATATTGATATCAAAGCGAAGTCAAAGCACCAGGAAATCATCAGTTTGAAGTCAGGTATTTTACGAGGGCAGCAGTTCGATAGCATGCCGAAATCAAAAAGCAACAAGAATCAAACTGAAGAATTGAATGTGTTGATCATTGACAAGTCAGATCAGCTATATGAAGAAATCAAACAAATGTACCACGAACGTGACGAACTCGTTCAAGCGATTGAGTCGCTCGATGATCCAGTGGAAAACATTGTGATGCGATTATTGTATATTGACGGATTGTCTTGGAAAGAGGTTCAAATCAAACTAAATTGTAGCCCTGCAACCATCCAGCGAGCAAAACATAAAGCGTTACTAAAATTATCTAAAATGTATGATAAGAATGATAGCAAATGATAATTTTAATGTGGTAAATTAGTATCATGAGAAATAGCAGAGAGGAAACCTCTGCTTTTTTTGTGCATTAAAAAGGAGGTGAGGATATGTGGTAGTTGTTGAGCCAATCAGAAATAGAGATGATGTTCAGCTTATGATTGAATGGCTGACGTTGCATAGTGCAGTCAAAGAGTCAGATAGACAACGTAACCTCATGCTCTTCCTTTCTGGTGTTAATTTGGGATTTCGTATTGGTGATATCGTTAAATTGAAAGTAAAGCATGTTAAAGGTTGGCATGTTCAGATCGTAGATGAAAAGACAGACAAGCCGACTAAGCGAAAGATGCCAAAGAAATTCAAGAATGCTATGAGGCAATACATCAAAGACAAGAAAGATGAGGACTTTCTCTTTCCGAGCCGAAACGGAAAGCACCAACACATAAAACCAAACACAGCTTACAAGATCATAAAGAGAGCTGCTGAAGAAGTTGGTCTTGAAAACATAGCTACTCACTCGATGAGAAAGACCTTTGGTTTATTTATGTACGAACAAACCAAGGATGTGGCCTTAATAATGGACCTACTGAACCACTCAAGCCAGAGTATTTCACTGAGATACATAGGCAAAAACCAAGATTCACAAGACAGAGCCATGACGAAGTTTCAGGGCTTTTAATTTTTTTATTTTACTATCAATTCATTGTTTTGAGGTTATGATGATTTCATTTCATGTATGCAGGATAAACGCTTGATAAATCTGAGTTAAAACTCATGTAGCGAATTCATTAGAATATGTAAAACAAGGAATTGAGAGAGTGAAATTAGAGAGGTTTACAAAAGTATGTTAGGTTTAATACGAGAATTGATTTACAAGATACGAGGTAGAGATAACAGAGAATACTTTCTTGACTCTCAAACTAAAGAATCAATTATGCGATTCCAAAAAGTAGCTAAGCAAACCTTAATTAGTTCTGACGATTTTGCTAAAACTATTTTAGAAATCAAGAGGGTAATCTTTTGAAAATAGAAGTTGCAACTAGAGCAGACCGAACAGAGTTTTATAATTCCAGCGAATGGAGAGAACTTCGTAAACTTGCACTCGAACGTGATCATAACGAATGTGTTTGGTGCAAAGATGAAGGCAAAGTCACAGGAGAGAACTTAGAAGTTGATCATATCAAGGAGCTAGAGTTCTATCCTGAGTTCGCTCTTGAACTTGATAATCTACGAACTTTATGCAAAGAATGTCATAACAAACGTCACAATCGCTTCCAATTTCGAAAATCTAAAAAAATGGTTGAGAAAAATTTCAGAACAGATGAATTTTGGGGATAATAACACCCCCCGGTCAAAAAAATCCAGTGTTTTTAAGGTTTTGGGAACCGGTGGGAGGGGTTAACTGTCCAAATTTTTAACGAAA